ATGCTAAAAGCAATAGAATTAATCAACAGTCAACGCAGACTTCAAAAATGATTGAGCAGAAAAAAAGAGATTTGCCTTCAATAAATTTTGAGTCTAATGAGGACAGTCTTGATGGTTTTGATCTTGCTGAATTTGACCCTAGATAAATAATAAAATAAATATTAACTTTGTAAAAAATAATAAAAATGGCAACTATACCAGCAGGACAAAAATTTCATACAGTTTCAGCACACGTAGACACTACGAATAAAGGATCGGCTCAAGCAAACTCAGACAGAAAAGTCTTTACAATGCAGGACATTGAAGACAGTGTTGGAGGTGGCTCAGTCACTAGCTTAACAACAGCAGGATCTTCAGGCTCGGCAGCTACTTTGATTGTTGGTGTGTTAAATATACCTACACCGGTAATTCCTTTTACAAGTCTAACGACAACAGGGTCAGGATTATCTACTTTAGTAAGTGGGGTTTTAAATATTCCATCCCCTAGTGTTGGAACAGGCACAGGAGGAACAATTTCTATGTGGTCAGGCGCTGGGTCTTCTACAACACTAACTGATGGACCTATAAAGAAAGGCGTTGGAAATAACTCAGTTATAATAGGTTCGACAGGGTCTATGACTGCGGATGGCGAAGCTTCAATAGCTATAGGGTCTGCAAACGCATCAACTGGTAGTGTATCTGTAGCTCTAGGTGATACCACTACTGCTAGCGGAGATTCTTCATTTTCTGCTGGTAAAGACACAACAGCAAGTGGAAATTTTTCTACAGCTTTAGGTAATGGAACACAAGCGACTAATAACGGTGCTACAGCTTTAGGATACTTTTCACAAGCTACCGGTACTTTTTCTACATCCATGGGTCAAGGGGCAATAGCTAGCGGTCAATCATCTGTTGCTATGGGTCGATTAACAACAGCAAGTGGACAATACTCGTCTTCTATAGGTAAAGATAATACTTCAGCAACTGTTAGTTCAATAACTATTGGTGAGGGGTTAACGAGTCAAGCTTACAAGGAGACTATAATGGGTACATTTGTGTCAGACGCAACTACCACTCCAACTTCTGGTTCTTGGGTTGCAACAGACAGGTTGTTTACTATAGGTAACGGAGATGCAGACGCCTCTAGAAGCACAGCATTTTCTATATTAAAGAATGGTATTACTGTTTTACCGGCATTACAAAGTAGTTCAAGTTTTGCAAACGACACAACTGCTGCTGCTGGTGGTGTGCCGATTGGTGGATTATACAGAGACAATAATAATGTTAAAATAAGGATGACATAATAAAAACATGTAACAATAAACTTAAAAATCAAATCAAATGATAGTAAAATTAGTTGACGAAAATGTCGAAGAGAAATCAAGAGCGCAGGTAGAGGAAACTTTATTAAAAGAACATGAAGAGCAGTATAAAGAATCTTCAGACGGAATTGAACGTATTGATTTTAGTAAAAGCGAAAATTCATCTACCGAAGAAACATTAGTTGATGAAGCAAAAAAGGATGAAGCAAAAAAGGATGAAACAACATTACCAGAATTTAATGATGATGATGTTATTTCATATATAAAGAAAAGATACGATAAAGATATTAATTCTATTGACGAATTATTTGCGGAAAAAAAGGCAAATACTGAGTTACCAGAAGATGTGTCTAAGTATTTAAAGTACAAGCAGGAAACTGGTCGTGGCATTAATGACTTTTACGAATTACAAAAAGACATTGATAACATGGAAGACAATGCTGTACTTGCTAATTATTATGAGGCGACTGAAGAAGGTTTAGACTCGGAAGATATTCAAGACATTATTGAAGATAAATTTTCATACGATGAAGATTTAGATGATGAAAAGGATGTTAGAAAAATAAAATTAGCGAAAAAAAGAGAACTTTCGAAAGCTAAAACGTTTTTAAATGAACAAAAAGATAAATACAAAATTCCTCTTGAGTCAAGTGGGAATGGATTATCCGGAGATCAAGAAGAAAATTTAATAGCTTACAAAAAGTCAATCGAGAAATCGAAAAGTATTACAGAGCAAAATTCTAAAAAGTATGATTATTTCTTAGACAAAACCGAGTCGGTTTTTAACAATGAATTCAAAGGTTTTGATTTCTCAGTTGGTGAAAAAAATATTACTTTTAAGTCGGGCGATGCAAGCGAACTTAAAAATGTTCAATCTGATGTTAATAATTTCATTAACAAATTCATGGACAAGGATGGTTTAATTGATGACGCGACAGGATACCATAAAGCCTTATCGGTTGCTATGAATCCTGATAAATTTGCTAAACACTTTTACGACCAAGGGGTTGCTTCAGCTTTAGATAACTCTAACAGGAAATCTAAAAACATCAATATGGATGTTAGACAGCAGTCACAAACGGTATCCAAAAATGGAATATCTATAAGGCCTGTAAATCCAAGTAGTGATAACGGACGAGGACTCAAAATTAGAAGTATTAAAAAAAGTTAAACATTAAAAAAAATTAAAATTATGGCAGTAAATGTAACTCCAGGATTTGACTTGCAGCCAAGTGCGCAACAAACTCCTTTGTCAACAAATTACATAAACAACTTTGATTTCTTAAATCAGTATCTTCCAGATACTTATGAAAAGGAATTTGAGCGTTATGGAAACAGATCAGTAGCATCATTTTTAAGAATGGTTGGCGCTGAAATGCCTTCTACTTCTGACCTTATCAAATGGGCAGAACAAGGAAGATTACACACTAAGTATCAAGCAGTTACTTCTGCTGCTGCGGCAGGTGCTGATTCGGCTGTTTGGACTATTCCAAATAACCTAACAAACTTTAACCCAGCGTTAAATAATACGCAAGCAGCTTTTAGAGCAGGTCAAACGGTTATGGTTTCAGATAATACAGCTGGTTCTACATTACAGAACAAGGGTATTATTACTGTAGCTCCAACGGCAGCTGCTCCTAATGTTGTAACAATCGCTTACTACGAAGGTGCAGGTCAAACAATGGCGGCAGGTGTATCATGTGATATTTTTATCTATGGTTCTGAATTTGCAAAAGGTGTAAACGGAATGGTTGGATCTAATGAATCTGATGATTTTATTTTCCAAAACAAACCAATCATTATCAAGGACAAGTATTCTGTTTCTGGTTCTGACATGGCTCAAATTGGATGGATTGAAGTTACATCTGAAAATGGTGCATCTGGATTTTTATGGTACTTAAAATCTGAACACGACACAAGACTTCGTTTTGAAGATTATTTAGAAACGGCTATGATTGAAGCAGTTCCTGCTGATGCTGGTTCTGGTGCAGGAGATTACTTGCAAGGTGTAGGTGCTGGACTTAGTGGTGTAAACTTATCTGGTTCAGAAGGAATTTTCTACGTAGTAGGAAATAGAGGTAATGTATACGGTGGGGGTAACCCAACAACTTTAGCTCAATTTGATAACATTATTCAGAGACTTGATAAGCAAGGATCTATTGAAGAAAATGTTATTTTTGTAGACAGACAATTCTCATTCGATATTGACGATATGTTAGCAACACAAAACTCTCATGGAGCAGGTGGAACTTCTTATGGTTTATTTGACAATGATAAGGACATGGCTTTAAACTTAGGTTTTTCAGGATTCCGTAGAGGTTATGACTTCTATAAGACAGACTGGAAATACTTAAACGATCCTACTATGAGAGGTGGTATAAATGCAGGTGCAGTAAACGGACTTTTAGTTCCAGCTGGATCAACAACTGTATATGACCAAGTCTTAGGTAAGAACGCTAAGAGACCATTCTTACACGTTCGTTATAGAGCTTCAGAAACTGAAGACAGACGTTACAAATCTTGGATTACTGGTTCTGCTGGTGGTGCAAGAACAAGCGATTTAGATGCAATGGAGGTAAACTTCTTGTCTGAAAGAGCTGTATGTACTTTAGGTGCAAACAACTTCTTCTTATTCCAAAAAGCGTAAGTAATAAATAGTAAATATTTAAGGAGGGTGAACGGCATACCTGTAAAAGTTCTCTTAGTAACCTTCCTTTTTTTTATAAATCAAATTAAATCATATTATAATGACAACAAAAAAACCAGTGTACTCGGCAAAAGCTTATCGTTTAAGAGGCGACAGAGCGCCTTTATCATACATGTTAGCATCTCGACACTCACAGAGATCTCCTTTATTACATTTTGATGAAGAGCAAGGATTAAATAGACCATTAAGATATTCTCGTAATCAGAAGTCACCTTTTGAAGATGAGCAAGATGGAAATGCTATTTTAGAACCTATTGTTTTTGAGGATGGAATGTTATCAGTTGGTAAAGAAAATCAAGTGTTGCAAAAGTTTTTACATTTACACCCAAGTAATGGTAAGGTATTTGAAGAAGTAAACAGAGAGCGTGACGCTACAGCTGAATTAGAACATGTTGAAATGGAGCTAGAGGCTCAAATTGCAGCAAAACAAATTACAAAAGACATTAAAAAATTAACTCAAGTATGTCGTGTATTGATGGGTAATGGAGTTGAATCTATGACTTCACCAGAATTAAAAAGAGACTTATTGGTTTATGCTAAACATAATCCTGAAGATTTTTTAGATACGATTAACGACCCAATGCTAGAGCTTATGGATGATGTTCATCAATTTTTTAGTGCTACATTATTAGGTTTTAGAAATAACGGTAAAGACGTTTACTACAACCTACCTAACAACAAGAAAAAAATGTTAACAATACCATTTGGAGAAGATCCTCATTTTATTGTTTCATCTTTCATGCAAAGTGATGATGGTTTAGAAGTATATAAACTTTTAAAAAACAAGTTAAAATAAATAATTCAACTAACTGAAAATTAGCTACCTTAAAAGGGTGGCTTTTTTTTTGTTATATTTGTACTTTATTAACCCATTAAAAACTTTTTATAAAATGGCAAAATTCCTTAAAATCACGAACGCTCCTATCACTGGTCAATTGATCAGTCTTGATGGAGTTAAAGCAGTATCTACAGCAAGTGCTACAGCAGTAGTTGTAACAATCGATTATGTTGATGGAACTACTACTACAGTAACAACAGCAGCTCAAGTGGCTCATGATGTTTACAACTCTATATTAGACAATATGGAAACAGCATTAGCTACATCTTGGCAGAACCCTTTTTTCGAGGTAAGTCTTCCAAAAGCAGTGACAAGTATTGTTAATGCATAACAGCATTAATTAGACAATTAAAGAGAGGTTCTAAAAAAAAATAGGACCTCTTTTTTTTTGCTATCTTTGTAAAAAGAATTAATTATGCCAATAAACGAAGTACGAAATACCGTATTAGCGATAGTCAATAAAAACAACTACGGATATATATCACCACAAGATTTTAATTTGTATTGCCAACAGGCTCAGATGTCTATTTTTGAAGACTATTTTTACGCGTACAATGACCAATTGTCAAAAGAAAATCAAAGAGTTTCTGGAAGCGGATACGCTGATCTTACTAAGGGTTTAGTAGAAGTAATAGATAGTTTTTCAGCAACTGAAACTTTAACGTCACCTGGAATAAATTTATTTAATCTACCTTCTAATTATTATTTAATTAATAAGATTAACTACTACCCTACGGTAAGCACTTCAGGAACAACAACGGCAGCAGCAGCGTTAACTTTAACGGACGCTACAGCAACTTTTACAACTACCGTAACAGCTGGGCAGCTTGTTTCCTCTACATCGACTACAAGCACTACCGCTGGTCAAACAGCCTATGTTGTTAGCGTTGATACTAACACTCAATTAACCTTGTCTGTTGATATATTTGGAGCAGCACAAACAATTGGGAATAGTTACGCAATTGTAAATAATAAAGGTATTGTAGAAGTAGAAAGAGTAAATCAGAGTAAAATATTTTATTTAAATTCTTCACCACTTACATCACCATCCACAGGTTATCCTGCGTATGTTTTAGGTAACGCTACCGCAACAATTTCTGGAAACATAATAAACGTATACCCAGATACATTGACAACACCTGGAACAATAATGGCTCAGTACATAAGGTATCCTCGTGATCCCAAATGGACTTATATTGAAATAACAGCAGGGGAACCTGTATTTAATGCTTCACAAAATGATTATCAAGATTTTGAATTACCTTTATCTGATGAGCCAGCGTTGATAGCAAAGATATGTAAGTACGTAGGAGTGGAGATTAGGGAATCAGATGTATATCAATTTGGAGTAGCAGAATTGCAAGCAGAACAACAAACACAAGGATAGATGGCATATATAAACGATTACGCATATTACCAAAACTCAGGCACAAACC